CAAACAGAAGCGAATGCGGTGGATCTAGAGATAGCAGGCGGGTCGGATACGATAGCTTTGTACACAACTAGTGCTCAAAGCGCTACTTTTGGACAAATAAGCTGGGGAACTTGGAGCGGTACATTATCATTGACGAACTCTTCAAACCTTCGAATCGCTAGAAATTTTGCTTGGCCAGCGTCTTTTACTCTTTCTATTCCTGCTAGCTCTGTTTACAACTTTAATTTTATCTCCACCAGCGCAACTGAGAGAACTATAAATCTTTCTGGTGTTACGTATACCTCAAGTAATATTCAGCAAGGAACAATAGCTTTTGGTGCAAGCGGATCTACGTCGGCACAAGGACTTTTTAAATTAACCGCAAATATCGCTTGGAATCTAGCTCCATCTGGTGGCGCTGGCGGTCTTGGTGCCCTCTACTTATACGGCGGTACTTTAAATTTAAATGGATATACGATCACTGCAAGTTACGGGGGCTGGTCTGGTACTGGAAGCGGGAACATAACTTTTAACGGCGGCACAATTGCAATGTTGGGTCAAGGTCCTTGGGACTCTAGCGTTAATTCAAACCTAACTACTACCGCTGGTGCAGGTGGACGCGGGTTTATAGATATGACTTCTAAAAATAGTACCGTATCAGGTACTAGAGACGTATATTTTGGCGGAAATAGTTTTACAGCCTGCACTATTAAGCTTGGAGATAATATTCGGGTTAATGACAACGGTACGTATTATGATTGGTACATTACGCCAGGATTAACCAACGGTATCTTTTTAGAGGCGTCTACAACTCAAACCTTTACAACTATAACCGCTTTTAACAATGGAACCGCAGGGAATTTAATAAAAATAAATTGGAACTCTAGCACTCCAAACCCTACTCTTAGCCAAGCTTCTGGTACAGTCAATGCGGTTTACTCTAACATCGATCATGTCAATGCGACGGGTGGAGCTACGTGGAATGCGTACGTAACAAATGGAAACACCGTAACTAGTAGTACTGGGTGGAACACTACGGACCCGTTCGCGTACAATGCTCAATTCTTACAGTTCTTTAGGTAAGGGGCGGTAAAATTGATCCAATTTCAATCCTCTTTGCTGCTAATGCTTGCGTCGCCGCTATCAAGGAAGGTTGTGAGTTATACAAGCAAGCTAAGACATCTTTTATGGAAGTCAAGAAAACAGTTGACGAAGCTGTTGGAATTGGAAAGGAAATATATGGCTTCTGGGGCAAACTGGCAAAAATGTTTGGCGGTTCGCCAAAGCCAGCCCCGATCAAGCCTGTGGCGAAAAAGACGGAAAAGTATGTTGCCGTTGATGAAACCAAAGTCATGGTCGATGTGGTCAAACACCTCACCGAGTTCTTTAGGCTTCAGGAGCAGTTGGCGACTCACATAAGGGAAGAGGAAGAAAAGTCTAAGACGGTTTACGATCCTAACCAAAACTACATGGAAGCCGCGCTGAAGCGCGTGATGGCTCAGGATCAAATGGCAGCTTTAGAAGTGACGATTAGAGAAACGATGGTGTACCACTCGCCGCCAGAAATGGGGGCTCTGTACAGCAAAGTATTTAAAATGAGACAAGTGATTCAGGAGGAACAAGAGGAAGCTAGAGGAAAACAGGAAAGTAAGGAAAGGTACAAACGATGGCGACAGGGGGAAGCAAGGCGAAAACTGTTGCTAAAAGAAGTGTACCTAGCAGTAACCGCAGTTTTGATCCTGTACATCTGGATGTGGTTTCTGTACATCAGGAAATAGGTGAAGAGATCATGGGATGGGTGGCTTGCTGCGTACTTATAGCTTTACTGTTACCAATGGGGGCTATGTTGTATATGGATATTTTGGACGCTAAACATGAAACCAAAGCTCAGCTTGAAAAGGTTGAGAAACTAAGACGTGAAGTTGAAAGGATGAAACGTGACACAGACAGATCAGACACAGACAAATCAAAATGACAAAACCGTCAAGCATTTTATTTATTACTATGCTTGGTTTTGGGCATCTACATCAGTACTTTACTTCTTTTGCGTAACCTTCATCACGTTACCTGACGGGGGTCGAGACTTCGCCAACATCATTCTTGGATTCTTGCTCGGCACCGCAGTAGCAACAATCATTTCGTTCTTTTATGGTTCAAGTAAGTCAAGCAAAGACAAGACTGACGCAATGATAAAGGCTGATGATGCTAAGCCTGTTTAACCCCTACATCCTGCTCGGTATCATCTTATCAATAGTGTCAGCTTTTGGCGGTGGGTACTACAAAGGCGGGCATGACGAAGTAACACGACAACAGTTAGAGATAGTAAAACTCAACGCTGAGGCGCGACAAAAAGAGCAAGCCTTGGTAGCCGCAGTAAATGCGCAGGCTAATCAACTTATGAAAGCGAATCAAAATGCAAAACTTCAAGCCCAGAAGCGTAATTCTGATATTGAGTCTGGCGCTCTCAAGCTGCGGATTGCTGTCAAAGCCTCCGAGTGCTCCGTACCAACCACCGCAGATTCCTCCGCTTCCAATGGAGCTAATCTTGGAAACGCATCAGCCGAACTTGACTCAACGGCTGCTAAATCTCTTGTCGCCATCACAGACGAAGGAGACGCCGCAATTAGGAAACTCAACACCTGCATTGCCCTCTACAACGAAGCCTACCAAACCCTAAGGAGTAAACCATGAACCTGAGTGAAAATTTTACCTATGAAGAATTAACTCACACTGATCACCGTGAGTTTGACAACACACCCAGTGAAGCCGAAATGGCCAATCTGGTACGCCTTGCTACTTTTCTTGAACAAGTGCGTGACGTGCTTGGCGGTCGTGAGATCCATATCAACTCAGCTTTTAGATCTGCTGAAGTCAATACCGCTGTTGGATCTAAAGACACCAGCCAACACCGTCGCGGGTGCGCCGCTGATATCCGCGTCAAAGGTATGACTCCTGATGAAGTAGTTTCAGCTATCATCAACTCAGACTTACCTTATGATCAGTGTATTCGTGAGTTTGACAGATGGACACACGTGTCTATTCCAAACAACGAAGACGCAGAACCGCGCAACATGGCACTCATTATTGACAAAGCAGGCACTCGGGCTTACGCTTGAAGTTATAATGAGATAAGACTTTAAATAAAGGAGCTACAAGCGATGGCTACAGCAGCAGTAATGACGTATGATTCGCTTGTAGACGATATCACGACGTATTTAGAGCGTGATGATACAGCGACGACTGATAAGATTCCGCAGTTTATCATGCTTGCTGAGCAGATAATTGCCTCAGAAATCAAGTTCTTAGGTAACCTCACGGTCAGTACAAGTACGATGGTTGCAAGCTCGGCGACCATAGAAAAACCTGCGCGGTGGCGTAAAACAGTATCAATGAACCTAACAGTGGCGGGAGAGCGCCAGCCTATCCTGCTTCGCAAGTATGAATATTTGCGTGAGTACTGGCCTGATCCAACCGCGACTGACGTGCCGAAGTTTTATTGTGATTACGACTACACGCACTGGTTGATCGCTCCTACACCCACCTCGGCTTACAATTTCGAAGTTCTGTACTATGAACGTCCGCAACCGCTAGACACGTCAAACCAAACCAACTGGTTTACTACTTACGCGCCTCAGGCGCTGTTATACGGATCGTTGCTGCAAGCGATGCCGTTTCTGAAAAATGATAGCCGCATACAGATGTGGCAACAGCAGTACAGTTTGATCATGAACACGTTGAAAGCCGAGGACCAAGCCCGAATCGGTGACCGACAATCAATCGCGGTGGACTCATGAGTTTTGTCAGCCCCTTCACAGGCGATGTCGTATTGCCGACAGATGTATCGTACAGAGCGGTAAGCTTAACCACGAACACTACGTTATCTTGGCCAATCAACGGCAACGCAACGGCTAACTATGCGGCTAGGATTATGGACGTTACCCCGTCTACAACCAGCCTATCGTTGCTCATGCCTCCAGCAAACCAAGCCTCCGTGGGGCAGGATGCACTGATTAGAAACGTGGGCGCGGTGGCGTTTGTTGTAAAAGACTATACAGGCAACACCATAGTCTCTATTTCTGCAGGTCAGGCTCAGTATATCTACATTACAGATAACCCAAACACTGCAGGAACGTGGGGTATCATAGCGTACGGCATCGGGTCTTCTGGAGCTGACGCGGCTACGCTAGCAGGCTATGGGCTGATGGCTGTGGGGGCGACGCTTCAACAGTCTCAACCCGTTACCACATTCAACTCCAATATCTCAATAAATTCTACGTACAGAGGTAGTTTTTATGTTTGGACAGGCGGGGCAGGTACTGTAACGCTGCCCTTGTCATCTACGCTAGCAAACAACTTCTTTTTCTCTTTGCGCAACGCAGGTACAGGCTCTTTAACTGTAGCATGCTCAGGGGCTGAGGTGATCAACGGATCAGCTAGTATTACGCTGGCACCTAGCGATTCTTGTATCATTGGTTGCTCGGGCACTTCGTATTATACCGTAGGTCTAGGTAGAAATACGCAGTTTAACTTTACCATTTTGACCAAAGCCGTCAGCTCAGGCACTTACACGTTAACCAGCGCAGAAGCCTCTAACGTCATTCAAAAGTATACGGGAATCTTGTCAGGCAACGTAACAATCTATGTACCCCCTACGGTGCAAGTTTACTACGTAGAAAACGCAACTACAACAAGTAGCGGCTACACAATCACGGTCTCTACAGGACTAGCTGGCGGCTCGTCTTCCATTGTTCCTTCCAATCAGCAAGCGATCGTGATTTGTGACTCTTTAAATATAGTCAATGCAAATACAACTGCAACATCATCAGTCGTTGCGCTTGGAGACGGTAGCGCGGCTACACCTACTTTATATTTTGCCTCAGAAACAAATACGGGTGTATATAGAGCAGGATCAGGGCAATTTAATATCTCTATTTTAGGATCAAACCTATTCACGTTGGCTGCAACAGGTTTGACTATAACAGGTACAGGAACATTCACAGGCGGTATCTCTGGAGGTACATTTTGACAACAAAAGTGTTTGCTATGGATACGAAGCCAGGTATCCAACGAGACGGTACCGTGTTCGACATGGATTACTATACGGATGGACGTTGGGTCAGGTTTCAGCGCGGTCGTCCTAGAAAAATTTTAGGATACAGGTTAATTTCTGGTCAGTTAAAAGGACCTTCCAGAGGGATCTGGATGAACCCAAACGACGGTATCAACCGCATCTTTAACGGCTACAGTGATGGGCTGCAAGAACTGGTCATGGACAATGACGGGATCGGCGCGGGGGTAACCGATTTTACGATGAATAACTTCACAGCCAATGATAATAATCTTTGGCAGTTTGACGGTTATTTTAGACCTACGGGCTCGGTAGGTACAATCATCGCGCATCCTGGACAAAACTTAACCAACATCGACAGCACGGTCGACACTCCAGTACTATCAGGCGCCATCACAGGTTCTTCTGTATCTCAGGTAGGTGTTTTTACTAACACCGCAACGACTTCAACCTCTAGCACTACAATCACTTTACCTGCCTCGAATTTTCTAATCGGCGCGGGGCAAACTATCACGGGTACAGGTATTCCAGCAAATACAACCGTGGTGTCAGTTTCAACTACCAACGTAGTGATCTCTAATACGCCTACGGCTAACGGCACCGTAACTGTAACGTTCAATAATAACGTAGCCGTTTCGGGCGGTTGCGTCTCTTTGCATCCTTACCTTTTTGTGTACGGTAACAACGGATTGATTAGAAATAATTCGGCAAATGACCTTGATGACTGGGTATCAGCTGATGCTAATGAAACCAACGTAGCCACTACAAAGATCGTGCAAGGGTTACCCGTTCGCGGCGGTTCAAACGCACCATCAGGGTTGTTTTGGAGCCTTGACAGCTTGATTCGCGTATCATACGTGGGCGGCGTCGGTACCCCAGCTCAATACTGGCGCTACGACATCATCACCGCTCAATCCTCTATTTTGTCTAGCCAATCTGCCGTAGAGTACGGCGGCGTATATTACTGGTGTGGGGTGGACTGCTTCTTGATGTACAACGGTGTTGTAAAAGACATACCGAACAACTTCAACATGAACTACTTTTTTGATAACATCAACTATAATCAAAGACAAAAAGTCTGGGCGTGTAAAGTTCCTCGCTGGGGAGAAATTTGGTGGTTCTATCCAAGGGGACAATCTACCGAGTGCAATGACGCTATCATTTACAACGTGCGTGAAAACTGTTGGTATGATGCGGGAACAGCGCTAGGAGCTCGCCGTTCTGCGGGTTTTTACTCTCAGGTGTTTCACTACCCGATCAGCGCAGGAACTGAAGTGTCGGTTTCAGCTGAAATCACTACTCAGATTTTGACTACCGCAGGCGGGTCTTTGTACATCAACGCTGATACGTACAACTCGCTGTTATATACAGGGCTCGTGGTCAGCGGTAGTAACATAGCCTCAAACACAGTTTTGAACGCGATAGCTACATCGGGGTTGAAAACTCTAGGCTCCATAACTGGCGGCTCAGTTTACACAAACGGTACGTACCTCAACGTGCCTTTAGTGGGCGGCGGGGGTACATCAGCGCTGGCTACATTCGTCGTATCAGGCGGTACGGTGACTTCTGTAACTGTGACCTATGCAGGTAACAGCTACACAGTCGGTTCAACTATAACCGTAAACGCAGCAAACATAGGCGGTACAGGCTCAGGTTTTTCAACTACTGTAAGCGCCATATGGGGTATGAGTTTAACGCTCTCTATCGCGGCTACAGGGTCAGGCTCGCAGTTGTTAACTTTCAGCTCAGCTCCTGGCTACATCGGGCTTTGGCAACATGAGATTGGCGTGGACGCGGTTGAAGGTCAAAACCTGACCGCCATTGAAAGTTATTTTGAAAGCAACGATATAGGTTTAGTATCTGGAGGTCCTTCTCAACCGTCTTTGGTTGGTGAAAACGTATGGTTACGGGTGGAGCGGGTTGAGCCTGATTTTATTCAAGAAGGCGAGATGGAGTGCTACATTACGGGGCGTCCTTTTGCGCAAAGTGATGATACGACAAGCCAACCGTATACCTTCTTACCAAGCACAGGTAAGATTGATATGCGTGAACAACGTCGTGAGTTGAGAATTAAATTTAGAAGCAACGTGCAGGGGGGCGATTACCAAACAGGTAAAGTCCTATTGAATGCAGATATTGGAGACGTACGCCCATGAGTAACGTCGCCCTTGTATATGACCCTAGGTACCACACGTGGGATTCGTGGGCGTGCCTCATGTGTGAGCTATACTCGACGCAGAATCTGGCTATTCCTGGTCCGGAGAGTGAATGGCGAGACTGGGCAAATGGTTTAAAGGCGATTGACGTTTTTACCAATGAGGGTTCGCCTGACTCTACCAATTTTGATAATTGGTACGACTGGGCTGAGCAACTGGTTAACGCTGTTAATCCTAGAGCTGAGGATTGAAAATGACGCCTGAAGAAATTTTAAAAATTGACGCTAAAAGAAATCACGACGGTATTGAAGTAAAAAAACTGATCGGGTACATAAATCAGGAAATACACTCTGGAGCACAGCTTGTACAAGAAAACGACACCTTGGTGTTGTTTAAAAGTGTAAAAGATGATAAAGCCGAATTTCACACTTTTAACGCAGGCAGCGCGGCTGATTTAGCTAAAAATGTAAAGTTGTTTCTACAGATGCTAAAAAAGATGGGTTATAAAGCGGCGTGTACTGATTACGATAACCCTCTTATCAGTAAGTTATTTATGACTTATATCGACCCAGTCTATAAAGTAAATATCACAGAGAATAAACCTAACGGCTATCACGTAGAGGTAACTTTATAATGGGATGGGTAAAGGGGAAAATAGAAAGGGCTGCGGGTTGGGTAGATGATCATATAGTCCAACCTGTCGTACACACTATAAGCTACGTTATGGAGAACCCAAAAGTTTTTATCCCGCTTGCTCTAGCAGTTTTTGCTCCTGGTGCAGGGGCAGCGATTGGAGAATGGGCGGGATTGGAAGGATGGCAGGCTTCGCTTGTAGGTAATACGGCTATAAATACAGCTTTCAATGGGGGAGATTTTAAACAAGGATTCAAAGACGCAGCAATACCTTTAATAGGGTCTTACGCTGCAGAAAAAACCACTAGCTTCTTAGTGAATGAAGGTTTTGGTAAAATAACTGCCACAACTATCGGCAACATGTCAGGCAATGTTACGGCGGCTTGGTTGACTGGTGGAAACTCAACGGCGATTAGAAACGCAGCTTTAGGGGGGGTTGCGTCTAGTGTGCCCATGATACTTAAGCAATCTACAACTTTTAGTGCTTTACCTAAAGCTGCGCAGGACGTCATAGCTGCAGGTATAGGGGCTAAGGTCATGAATCAAGACAAAAACGGTATTGATTCTGCAATGGTTATGGCTCTTGTAAAAAGCGGGGATATTTTAGCCAGAGCTGTGCAGGCGAGTCCTACGTTGTCCACTGCGTTTGCTGACCCTAAGAACGGAGGAGCCGTGACTTTAGCGGTTAATGCTGTAGACGCGGGTATATCGGCGATGTTAAGAGGCAAAGACGTATCTAAAGCTGTTGAAACGAACCTGACTACGACGTCGTTAAAATTATTGACCAGCACAGCGTCTCAAAATTTAACTTTATTTACCACTAACGCTAAGAAATACGCTGAGTTGGCTAACACAACGAATAGTGAAATGAGCAATTTGAGCCAAAAGCAAGCCGCAGCGTATAAAAAGTACAATGACTATGCAACCACATCCAATGAAAAAATCTCTGGTCTCAAAAATGATGAAAAAGAGTACAATAAAGATATCAACTCTTATAACTCAATGGTTAAAAGTTTAGAGAAAAACACCACTTATCAAAAATATTTAGACGAACTTCCAGACCTAGAAGCTGACTTACAAAAACAGCAGAGGTATATGCAAAGTCAAGTAAGTTGGAGAAGCTATATAGCGGATTTGTATGAAGACAGAATGGAAACTTATAACAAAAACGTAGCAATCTATAACGACGGTCACTCTTCACCTGCTGCTAGGCAAGCTGCACGGTCGGAGATAGATAGTGCTGCTAATGACATGAGATCCTATGCAAATAGAGTCGCTGATATAAACAAAGATCTCGCTGTTTATTCAAAAGAGTTTGAAAAAGACCTAACAGTTTACAATAAATACGCGGATTATGTCTCCGCGCAGCAAGAAAAGGTGACTGATAAACGAGATGAAGTAACTGATTATGAGAAAAGATTAGCGGAAACTGTTAAGTATATAAATGACAACAAGAATGCGGCGTTGCAAAGCAAAGCTGAAGGAGACAGTTACAGCTCGCAGATAACAGAGAAACAAAAACTTGTAGAAGGGTATGTAAAAGAATTAAGCGATATCAACATAAAAGTTATTGCTGCGCAAAATGAGCTCACCAACGAAGCGGTATCTTCAACTAGAGTGATTCTTCAAAATGAGGAAGCTAAAGAACTAGCAGCTAAAGCAGCAGAAGCAGCTAAAGTTGTAGACACTCATCTTACAGATGCTAAGACGGGGCAAGTTGACGTTGTTGTAAACGCCGCAGCTAACGCGGTAAAAGCTGCAGACCCTAAAGCTGAAGTAAACTTCGATGCGATAAAAGACGCGTACATAAAAAATCCAAATATGTCTTTGGACGAAGTCATATCACAGGTGAAAAACGAAACTTTTAATGCTACAGCGACTAAAGCTGATAAAGAAGCTTACAACAATAAGTTGACGGAGCTGAAAAACGTGTATGGGGGTGATATTAGTGATGCAGATCTGCAAACTATCGCTGCCTCAAAAGTCTTGAACAGTAAAGGTCTAGCCCCTGAAGTATCAGTTGACAAATACGTCAATCAAGTTACAGCTGCGCAACTTGCCGCCGATAAAGCCGCTGAGCAGGGGCTATCGTACGAAGCTCAGAGAAGCATCAAGCAGTATGTGATGAGCGAAGACGTGGACAATTTTGTCAAGGCTGTAAATAGTTTTAACCCTCAAAATCTTATTGACGAAGCTAAAAAAGCCGAATGGCTCGGCACTCAGTACGCTATGAGTGAGCGAGGAACGACGTCGGATGCCTCGGCTGCTGGCTCTACCCCGCCACCTGAGGTCTTGCAAGCCAGAAAAGACATGGCAGCGTATTTAAGAGATAATGCAAAACCGAAAACTCCAGGAGAAGATTCACAGATCGTTTTAGAAAAAGACGGTACTTACAACGTTTACGACTACACACATAACTACAGGTACACGTTCTCATCCGACGGCACGCCTATGGAAGCTTTGGTTTTTGTAAAATCTTCGCCTTCTGACAAAAATTCGGCAGAGACCGATACGTTTGTAAATAAATTCTTTAAAGAGATTGCAGATGAGATCGCAAACCCAGAAGTGATTCCATCAGCTCCGCAATTAAAAACTTTTTCGTTTACTGAAACCAAAGAAAAAACTTTTGCGGCGGCGATGTCCGAGTGGTTACATAGCCAGGAAGCCCGTGACACGCAACTCTTTATTCAAGACAAAGCTGACGCAGCAGGTATTGCTGACTCTAAAGATGTAAAAGACATATTGCATAAAGTTGATACTGGAGAGTATAACGCTGCAGAGGCTAATGCGGCGTACAGAGAAGCAATTAACAAGTCGGTATTAGACGCAATTTTAAAAGACCCTGAGGCTAAAGCTCAGTACGATGCCGCTTTAAAAGCCGCAGAAAAAAAGAGCGTAAACGAACAAGACGCAAAGAATTTTGCGGTTGATGTTGTAGCGGGGGCTAAAAACTATCAAGATTTAAATACGATCGCTGAAATGCCGAAGATCGTTGAAAAGATAAAACAAGAAGCAGCGGCGGAAGACCTTAGTGAAGCAGACACGCGAGCCGTCATAGAGAGATACACGTCGGGAGAACTGACGTATAAAGATACAGAAACTGTGATTAAGAACGTTGCAACGGCTAGAGAACTGGGTGATACGTCTAAAGATCTTGTATACGAAGCTCCAACAGTGCTGGATAAAGGCGCGCAGCTAGAGTTAGCAGCAGAGCGATTTGCGCAAAAATATTTACCTGATGCTAAAACTCAAGAAGAAAAAGATGCGATTGATGTAGCCGCAAATGATATTTTGAATAATATAAATGCGGGTCAAGTAGAAACCAACTACAACAACGGTACGTATAAGGGCGCGCAGTTAGTAAACCCAGCACCTAGACCCGTAACCTACGATCCTGTTACTGATTCTAGCAAACCAACAACAGACACTTCTATTGGAGTTACAGATGCACAAGGACAAACAAACAGCGGTGCTGCTA